ATAAACAGTCAAAGACATGCGGGCGTAGCTCAGGGGTAGAGCGCAACCTTGCCAAGGTTGATGTCGTGGGTTCGATTCCCGCAGGGACTACCAAGATCGGTGTGGTGGCGGAAGGGTTACGCCGCGGACTGCAAATCCGTTGCATGTAGGTTCGAGTCCTACCCACACCTCCAGTTTCAAGGTGCAGTACCCTGGATCAGGTCAATGTTGCTATGATCGTGTAATTCCACCGATCGCAATACACCCCCGGGCCTCGGGCAGGTTGGAGTAGAGTGGAATCTACCCAATCATGTCGGTAAGTGGGACTGATAATCCCAGAGGGCGGTAGAGCCGGCTACCAGGTAGGATGCAGGACCATTTCGTGTTGCATCACCGGCGCTCTTATCCTATCTTATGTCCCGAGAAATTCACGCGACCAGAGCCTGCATTACCTGCGTATGCTAAAGCAATCACTCCAGCAGTTTCGTTGGCACCAAGATACATGGTTGCGCTAACTGCTCCGTTGTTCCAGCTAGGTGAGGTTCCTGACTTGATCACAAAGACCTCGCCATATACTGCATCATTCTTTGCTATGCCAAAGTCAGAGACGTCTGTGCCACCGCTGTGCGAAACCATCAATGTGAAATGATAATATCCTGCTACTGATGCAGTGAACCTTCCAGTGGTTGTGTTAAAGCGGCTGCCATTGTTTAGGTTAGTTGCCCAACCGCTAGTCAATATACCGTTTCCACTTACGATCAAGTTCATCGCTCTGTAACCTATGTAAGCGTTGAATGCAGGTATGTTGGATACGCTTAGATTGCCTGATGCTGTGAGCGTACCACTGACAGTCAGGTTAGCTATGGATTGCCCGTTCAACGTGCCAGACGCTAGCCTATCAAAGGTTATCGTTCCAGTTTGGATCACATCATTGGTTATCTTAGTGGTCATCTTTTTTCCCCTACGAACCATATTTATGGTAGACTTATAAGCTGTAGATGCTACATTACACACAACAAACGAGACGCCCTCTTAGCCCAGCGGTAGAGGCAAGCGACTTAAAATCGCTCAAGGGTCAGTTCGAATCTGACAGGGGGCACCAATTATGAGGATGGCATGAAGCGCCGACTGACCAAGACTGATCTGAAACGGATCGAACGATCCGAATCCATCGTCAAGCGCCGCCGTGCTATCGAGGCCAAGATCAACGAGTGGTCCAACAAACTGGTTGCTTTAGAGGAAGAATGCCCGCATTATAACTCATGGTTTGAGAACAAGGGCAATAGCGGCGGTTGGGATTACGAGGACAGCTACTGGCGCGATTACGAATGCGAGGATTGCGGCAAGCGTTGGACCACTGATCAGGACTACGAGTCAAGGAAGAAATATCCACATGCTGTTGAAGGCAAGAAGGTCAGCGGTGAGTGGAGGGAAAGCAAATGGTAATCATTGGGCTATCGTCTAACGGTAGGACAGCAGACTTTGAATCTGTTTATCGTGGTTCGAATCCATGTAGCCCAGCCAATTTTAACATGAGGAAAGATCATGCGTGAGAAGATTGACATCAAGATGACCAACGGTCGTTATAAGATCGTTGGACTCAGCAACCGCAAGGAACCTCATGTGGGTTCTGTCATCGAGGAAAAGCAGCTGGATGAGCTGATCCTCGAAGCCAAGCGCAACGGCGAGCTGACAGTGAACATCAAGTGAAGAATACAAGGGCAGTTAGTATAATTGGTCAATGCAATCGCCTCATAAGCGATCCTATGGGGGTTCAAGTCCCTCACTGCCTACCAATTGGCGAGTATGGTGAAACGGTAGACACAGTTGACTCAAAATCAACCGCGAAAGCATGGGGGTTCAAGTCCCTCTACTCGCACCAATCATAAGGTAAGGACATGAAGGTCAGACAGCTTATCAAGATGCTAGAGAAGGTCGAGCCTGAGCTAGAAGTTTACACCTTGTACGATCACGGTGTCGTGCATAAGCTTGGCAGGGATCAGGTCGTTGTCGTGGACGAAGAGTCAACTGACAAGTTCACGCCGCGAGGATTGATCTTCTGTTCTCATCACGATGATGACATGGAGATGCTGGTGCAGCATCGCAAGTACAAGTCCCTAAAGCATCATGGATAACTAATACTGAAGCCGGTTAGCTCAGAGGTAGAGCGCTTCGTTTACACCGAAGATGTCGGGGGTTCGAGCCCCTCACCGGCTACCATTTTATAAGGTTCCGTCGTCTAACCGGATAAGGCACCCGCCTTCTAAGCGGGCTATTGCAGGTTCGAGTCCTGCCGGGACCGCCATTTTTGAGAGCAAGTTATGCGTCCTTACGCTGCTATGACATGCCAAGAGCTGCCCTTGATCCAACGAGAGATCATGCAGTTCTTGGTCAGCGAAGTAGACGTTTACAACATCAGCCTGAACAAGATATTCAGTTGGAATTTCTTCAGTCCCAAGGATGCACTGCTAGCAAGTCCTAGCTTGCAAGGTTGGTTCAAGAAAAGCAATCTCATGCTGCGAGACATCGCAGTCACGGTATGTCGAGGTCCTCAAGGACTAGTAAAGCATCGAGATGCACCTCCAGTGGTGGCCAAGGTTAACATTCCTATCGCTAACACACAGGGCAGCTACAACCTATGGTGGGATGACGATGATAATCTCATAGCCAGGCATGAGATGCTGACGCCCATCGCTTTCAATGCATCAATGAACCACGGTGTAGAGATGACTGAAGCATGCACCTATCCTAGGATAGTTCTTAGTTGCATGTTCTTCAAAGAACCGTTATACTTGCTAGAAGATTAACAGGATTAAACATGCGAATCGAGAATGACGTCAAGCTTGACTTCAAGGATGTGCTGATACGACCAAAGCGTAGCACACTAGCTAGCCGAAGCGAGGTTAGTCTATTCCGAGGTTTCAACTTCCGCACTAGCGGCCGCGCTTACAGCGGCGTGCCCATCATGGCCGCTAACATGGATGGCGTGGGAACCTTTGCTGTAGCAGAGAAGTTGGCTGAGCAAGGCCTGTTCACCTGCTTGGTCAAGCACTACCCCAAGCATGAGCTGAGGGAATGGATCGACGCAGTTGGTCGACACATTGGTGATCACTGGGCCTACAGCTTGGGCATCAGCGAGCAGGATCTAAGCAAGTTTGACGCTGTGTATTCTGCGCTGCCTGTGGGTTCTATCAAGTTTGCTTGCATTGACGTTGCTAACGGTTATTCAGAACGCTTCGTTGCTTTCGTCAAGCAGTTCAGAGAGACCTATCCACATGTCGTGATCATCGCAGGCAACGTGGTCACTGGAGAGATGACAGAGGAACTGATCCTAAATGGCGCTGACATTGTTAAAGTGGGTATTGGTCCTGGATCTGTTTGTACTACTAGAATCAAGACTGGGGTCGGCTACCCACAACTTTCTGCTATCATTGAATGTGCCGATGCAGCTCACGGTCTGGGTGGACATATCATTGCTGACGGCGGATGCACTACTCCTGGCGATGTTGCTAAAGCTTTTGGAGCAGGCGCGGATTTTGTCATGCTTGGAGGCATGCTTGCAGGACATGATGAAGGCGGTGGAGAAGTCATGACACGCTGGCACAAGAAAGACTGGACGGGTGCAGATGGCAAGGGCGTGGTCGAGACACAGGCGTTTGTGCAGTTCTACGGCATGAGCAGCCAAGCAGCCAACGAGAAGCACTTTGGTGGGCTCAAGGAATACAGGGCTAGCGAAGGCCGTGAAGTCCTCATCCCATACAAGGGACCTATCGTCAACACGGTGCAGGACATCCTAGGCGGCCTGCGTAGCTCATGCACCTACGTTGGTGCCAGCAGCCTAAAGCAGCTCAGCAAGTGTACCACGTTCATCAGAGTCAATGCTACACACAACACGGTTTTTGAATCGAGGACAGTGAAATGATCTGCAACATCGTTGATCACAGGACCAACAGCTACAAGGTTGAGGTTGACGTAGTGTTTGAAGCTAGCCAGAACGATAACTCTATTCCCGGCGCTACTCAGTTTGAATGGGGTTCCAAGGTCTTGATGTACGATGATCTATGCAACACCACCATCGTCCGTGCTATTGCCTACGCCAACGACAGGTGGGACTGCCCGGTTACTATGTTCATCTACGACCTTGACGTTGTCAGCGCGGACAAGCTTAGATGAGGTCGGGATGGCATCATCCTTGGGCCTCGCAGAGCCCTTCTTGGTAACACCATATATGACTCGCGTGATTTCGCAACCTGGACAAGACATGTTGATCTCCTGTACTAATTATCTGCATCATGTTCTTTAATCTCAGCAAGAGCGAAGATGCAAGGTTCCAGCATCGCTGGCGGGTAGGCAACTACACCTTACACACTGATAACGGTTGGAAAGAATACGTGGTTGATGGAAAACGTGCCATCGCCAAGGGCGCTTGCATGGAAGTGCCTCTATCTGTAGCTGCCTTCCAATCACCGCGTTACAGAGGTACCTTCGTTTCGATCATCGATGATGTTGGCGGCCCTACCATCACCCATGGCGTATTGCGTGGCTTTCCCCTGTGGAAGAATGCTATGTCCTGGACCAACATGGCTAGCCTAGATCAAGTTGAATACAACACCTACGTCTATCGCGGTCAGATAGAGAAATTCAATCCCATTCCCTACATCAGCACTATCAAGCTAGAGCTAGATGAGGTCATTTCCTTGATAGACGATTACATTGCCGAGAACGTGCAGGGACTAGTTGCTAACAACGACGTATCAGATCTAGAATGCACGGTCACTGGAGGTGTTGATACTACACTGATATGGAGCTATCTAGAATCTCTAGGTGTACCGCATAGATCTAGCATGACCAGGCATTTTGCTTGGGATAGGTTCATCATGGATCACAAGCTGGCTATAGACGATGTTGCTAGATGGATTGATCAACATAACATCAATCACTACGAGCAGGCTAGATGGATCACTACTGGCGGCAACGGCGATGCCATGTTCGTCAGGGACGTTGGCCTTCCTGCCAAGTGGCTAGCAGCAAACGGCATTAACATGCTGTCAATCACTGCTAGGATGGACTATATGTTCAACACCATCATGGATGATCCTAGCTATGTGACCGAATGGAAGTCACCTAGCAAGGCTAGCACTGCATTGATGCTTGATACATTGCGTAGGATCACTTATCTAAGTGAATTCTGGCATTTCAACAATACCATGTTCTTCAATCCCTTGCAGGACATGAGAATCAGCGCAGCTATCATGAGATTAGATCCTGCAGTGCTGGCTCGCGCTATCAGCGATGCTACCATCCAGAAGGAGTTGATCAAGCGTAGGGCACCGTGGATGGCTGACTGCATCTCGCAGCACAAGAACGTGAACCCGCGACTCAACTTTTTTGGCAAGACAGACGACACGAGATATATAGATGGTTGACACGATCATGCGATTAGTGTACAACTAACAATGTGAACAACGGAGTGTAGCGCAGCCTGGTAGCGCAATTGCTTTGGGAGCAATGGGTCGTGGGTTCGAATCCTACCACTCCGACCATTTGGAGTTTCGAGTGTAGCAGGGTAACTAGTACCTAGGCTCTATCTAGTGAAACTACATTCGAGGAGAGCCGTGAGTGGCGGCTACGTAAAGTAGCCACTCAACATATTTGAGGGACTGATGAGAAAGAACGCAGAAAGAGCTAATCAAAAGCGCCATGCACTGATGAAGTCACGTGGATGGGTTGGATACAAGACACGCAAGCAGAAGCGTCAGAAGCCTCTAGCAGACTAAGAAATTAGGGGGATTAGCTCAGTTGGGAGAGCGGTAGCTTTGCAAGCTTCAGGCCAGCGGTTCGATTCCGCTATCCTCCACCAAGTTATTTGAAAGGTATCGATATGGAAGACGTATTCATAGGCGAGATGAAGCTGGTAGCATTCAATTATGACCCGGTAGGTTTCCTACCTTGTGATGGCAAGGAACTACCTATCAGCCAATATCAGCCTCTGTTTGCTCTGATAGGTTGCACGTTTGGTGGAGATGGTAGGACTACATTTGCCCTTCCTAACTATCCTGGCCCGGCCAAGGGCATGCATTGGATCATAGCTTACGAAGGTATCTGGCCCTCAAGGCCATAAGAATAAGCCCGCTTAGTTAAGTGGTATAACATCGGTTTTGTAATCCGAGGTTGGGGGTTCGATTCCCTCAGCGGGCACCATTTTTAGGTGGTAGAGCTAAATAAAGTTATGAAACGCTCTACCACCTATAACTGTAAACACTGCGGAAAAGAAACCAAGGTCACTTATTCTAAGCAGAATGTGTATTGTTCAAATGCATGCCAGCTTGAATATCAAACACAAGCAAGGATCAGTGACTGGCTTGATAAAAACATAGATTGGCATTTGCAAGTACCAAGTTGGGCTAAACGGTACCTTGTAGAGCAAAGAGGAAACAGTTGCGAGATTTGCAATGTTTCAGAGTGGAATGGTCGACAATTAGTTCTAGAATGTGATCACATAGACGGTAACCACAAGAACAACCGTCCAGAAAATCTCAGACTAATCTGTCCTAACTGCCATTCACAGACTGATACATACAAAGCACGTAACAAAGGTAACGGACGAAAATATAGAAGATCGTTGCCATAAATCATATGTCGGTATCCCGCGCACAAAGATGGGACGAAGTTAGAGTGGATAACCTCGAGCCGGCACCATATACGCTGCCATAGCTCATTTGGTAGAGCACACCCTTGGTAAGGGTGAGGTGACCGGTTCGATCCCGGTTGGCAGCACCATTCTAGAAAAGGGCGCCTTGTGCGCCCTTTCTTCTTGAATAAATATCGAAAAGGTTACTAACATGGCCCTAATACAGACCAAGACTATGACTAGAGAAGATCCCGACGTTGAGTGGCAAGATCTTGATCTAGTACCTCCTAGGTATTATGATCCATATGATCCTGTGATAGAGATTGGGCTAGAACTTTCTCTGGACGGGTTGATCATGACCGAAACGACTGAATGGCCTAGCCTAGAACATTGGAACGAAGCATGGACCCATGAAGAGGAATGGCAGGCCACTTATGATTATTGGACAGAAAATAACATAACAGTGACCTGGCGTCTAGTTGATGATTCTACCGATACTGAGCTTGGTTTCGTGGCCAGAGGTTATACTCCAACATAATTTTGGTTCCAAAATAACCTAAATACTCAAGAAAAGGAGTATCTAGGATGAAAACCCTGTCTTGGGGAAAGGCATTGCTTGCTGCCAAGGCTGCTAAGATAGCCTATAGTGATCGAGCCATAGGTGGTGATTTCTTCCTAGAACATGGTTACAAGCATCACACGTTCCTAGATGTTGACGGTGCCCAGGCACATCTAGCAGCCAACGACACAGAAGCGATCTTCGCGTTCAGAGGCACGGAACCTAAGCAGCTATCAGATCTATTAGCTGACCTCAACACCATTCCCAAGAAGCAAGGTCCTGGGTTCGTGCATCGGGGCTTCCGCAATGAATCCAAGAAGCTGTGGCGAGAAGTTGCTAGATGGGCTAACAAGCACAAGGGCAAGCGATTCATAGTCTGTGGACACAGCCTAGGTGGTGCCATGGCCATCTACGTTGCACAGGAATTAGCTAATGCTGGGCATGAGAACATCGTGCTTTATACGTTTGGTAGCCCTAGGATAGGCAACATAGATTACGTTGATTCCATACACATTCCACACTGGCGCTTCGTGAACAACAATGATGGCGTCACCCGCGTTCCTCCTGGATTGATGGGATTCGCACACCACGGCGAGCTCAAGTACATCGACTATTATGGCAACATCAAACCATTGACCCGTTGGCAGAGGACCAAAGACATGATCCGTGGGCATTGGGCCGCAGCCAAGAAGCTCCAGCTGTTTGATTGGATGTACGATCACAACATGGATCGATACCTCAAGAAAATAATGCGAGCAGCTAAGAAGAATAATTGACGAACGATCTAGATTTGCTATGCTAGCTTCATCCTATGATACATAGGACATACCAAGGAGCTATCTATGGGAAATGCAACTGCTAGGCTAGACAGCCTCAAGGAACAGCATCGCAAGCTAGACCACTCAATCAAGCAGATGGAAGCAGAACATGTGGATGACACGATGATCCGCGCTGCCAAGATCCAGAAACTGCACATCAAGGAAGAGATCGAGACGCTTGGGCATGCAGGTATCAGTTCCAATTAATTGCAGCGGCACCAAGCATTTCTACAGCATGGTGCGGATCCTGAACAAGCAGATTGGCCGTGGCAAGTGGACTACCCGTGGTAGGGTGGTCCGCAAGCTGCGCAGGATCGATAGTGCCAATTACTTTTTCTATCGTAACCAGAACAACACGACCTTCCCAAAACGATTCTTATGCATAAATCTGATCGTGCCCGAGGGATTCGAGGACATCAGCACCACACTTGATCTATGGAGCGAACATGGCTAACGGCGAATTTTGGATTGCTAGAGAGATCTACAGGAGAGAGTCGATCAGGCTCAAGAGCAAGACTCCCATCGATCAGCAGGATGAGAAGTTCTTGATCATCACTGGATGGTTGGATCAACGAGTCTCAGAACTGGACAAGGTCTGCAAGAGCTAGTTGACGCAGTTTGAGATTCATGCTATCATGCTAAAACAATGATGGAGCAAAGCATGGAACATCGAACCAAACGCATCATCAAGCATACTGCCAAGAACTTCTTGGGTCTGTTGCTGTTCGTCCTAGCGGGTGTAGCATTCGTGGCTTACATATTCGTTCTCCAGGAATTTTTTGGATTAAGTGACGAGGGTGCCTTCGTTCTGACTATCTTCCCGGCCATGCTGATAGGCGGCATTTGGTTGTGCTATCTCAAGGCTCGAGAAGACGTTGCTTCCCTGGAACACAAGGAAGCGATGACCATGGAACGACTCAAGCAGGAATACAAATAATGAGCATGCATCTCGAACGAGCGTTCATCTCCACCACCAACTATTCGGGCAAGGGCAAGCGCAAGCCCAACACTGCTGCCCAGCGCAAGGCAGACGCAGAACACGATGCTTGGCTCCGCAAGCGCGGCTTGCATCCCGATCAGCGCAAGGACAAGCAGATCAAGAGCACTGCGACCATTCCCAACTATCGCGAGGGCATCCGCAGCACTGCGCCGCTGAGCAACGCTGTGGGCAATGGCTTCAAGACTGGAGTCATGGAGAACCTGCACAAGGAGAAGCCTGATGTACAGAAGGCCATCCTGGCCAAGGCCAGCCGTTGCATGCCGCTCTATAACAAGGGCGGTTATCAGTACGCAACCGAAGGAACTGACATGAAGTTGGTTGGCAGCAAGACCCGCAGGGGATAACTATCCTAGATGGATCGTGAATGGTTGAAATTTGGTAATAGCTTCTGCCCTTTGGCATTCTTGCATTATCACTTAGACACCAACAAGAGAAAGCGCCTTTGCTGTGATAGCGCAGATACCATCGATCAATCCACGGGGTATAACACAGAGCAATACAAAATCATAAGGCAGAAGATGCTGGATAACCAACCAGTCGCTGCATGTGATTACTGCCAAAAAAATGAGGACAAGAAACTCATTAGCCTTAGGCAGATGGCGCTGTCTAACATGAAGCAGAATCCAGATGAAATCAGATTGCTGCAATCGCAGATAGAAAAGCATCGCCGCGGAGAGGACCTAGAGCCATACTGGTATGACCTAAGGATGAGCAACAACTGCAACCTTGCATGCCAGATCTGCAAGCCCAGTGCCAGCTCGACCATAGCAAAAAACATGGGCCTAGCTGATCCCTATTTGATGCTTGAAGTTGATCTAGACATAAATCCAAACGCTGAAAAGATCGCGTTAGCAGGCGGCGAACCATTCTTGATCAAGAAGTTCGTGAAGATGCTAGAGTCTGTAGAAAACCCTGATTGCGATATCTCGGTCATAACGAATGGAACCATAATATCCCAAGGTCTGATAACCCAACTAAACCGTTTCAAGAATGTCTGTATTTCGGTCAGCATTGATGGGATAGGCGAACTTAATGAGAGATTGCGCAAGAACAGCGCATGGGACGAGATAGATAGAAACATAGACAGATTCATGGAATTAGGTTATGCGATAAGATTCTCAACAGCCGTGCAAAAAGACAACATAAATCATCTGCATGAGATAGCAGACTACATGGCAAGCAAGGGAATAGATGATTGGTCCCTCATTGAAGTCATTGAACCTGAAGAATTTAACTGGCGCAGGGCCACAGATATAAGTAAAAGCAGATTAGAAGAACTCAGATCATTGCCGATGATACAGAACAACATACAATCGTTGAGATTCATCAAGCATGTGCTAGATAATGTCTAAGGAAGATTTAAAGATGAGCAGGCGTTGGTACGAACGGTTTTTGATCCATTTCGCAAAGTACATTGCACTGTTCTTTGGTGGTGCAATCTTAGGCGGGTTCATTGGCTATTCCATCGTTAACGTGGTCGAGGATCACGGATTCTTCCCTATACCCTTGCTGGTGCTAGGCGTAGCTATGCTGTTCGTAGGTGCATGGATCGCTAGGTTAGCCACTGACGAGGAAATGGACAAGGAATCTAAACACCGTAAAGATAATCATTCTGCATGAATCCAGAATGGTTCAAGTTCAACAACAGCTTCTGTCCTCTAGCATTCTTGCACCTTCACGTTGATACCAAGAAGTCCAAGAGTTTGTGCTGCTTGAGCGAAGACACTATAGATCCTAGCATGTCGTTCAACAGCGCCGAATACAAGCAGATCAGGCAAGACATGCTAGACGGCAAGACTATTCCGTCTTGCGAAGCTTGCCAGTCAGATGAGCGCAAGCATCTGGTCAGTTCTAGGCAGAGGTACCTCAAAGACATCAAGGATAGGAAACAAGTTGATCTACTGATGTCCCAGATCAGCAAGCATGCATCAGGGCAAGATATCGATCCTTACTGGTACGATCTGCGCATCAGCAACAACTGCAACCTCGCATGCCAGATCTGCGGCCCTGTTTCTAGTTCAACCATCGCTGCAAAACAAGGCAAGGATAATCCCCATCTCAAGTTTGAGATAGATGTTGGCATCAACCCGCACAGCCAGAGGGTGTATCTAGCAGGGGGCGAACCTTTCTTGATCAAGAAGTTTGTAGCGTTCTTGGAGAAGATAGAGAACACAGATTGCGAGATAATAGTCAATACTAACGCAACCATCGTCACTAAAGGACTGATCGAACAGCTCAATAGATTCTCGGACGTATGCATGACCGTGAGCTTAGACGGGGTTGGGCAGCTCAATGATAGGCTGCGTAGCGGTAGCAACTGGCAAGACATAGACAAAAATATAGACAAGTTCGTCGAATTAGGCTATAGTCTACATGCTCAAACAGCAGTACAAGCAGATAACATTAATGAACTCGTTCCACTGTCCGAATATATCACTAGCAAAAATTTCGATCATTGGACCTTGATCGAAGTCATGGAACCTGAGAACTTTAGCTGGAAGAAGAATCAGAACATAAGTAAGTCTGAATTGGAAAAACTCTTAACAATGCCCATCATTAACAGAAACATGAAGTCAGTATTATTCCTAAGGCACGTGATATCGAATGTCTAAGGAAGAAGCATTAAAGTTTGACGGCCGGGTGCTAGAAGTGCTGCCCGGAAACATGTTTAGGGTACAGGTAGAACACATGACCATCGTGGCCTATCTGGGCGGCAAGATGAAGCAGAACAAGATCAAGGTCATAACTGGGGACAAGGTAGAAGTCGAGATGACCCCTTATGATCTGTCAAAAGGTCGAATCACGTTCCGACACAAGTGAGGAGCATAGTTCATGATTACAGTAACCAAAGCAGCCGAGGTCTATCTCGACGATCAGTTATTGAAGAATAACAGCCGTTATGTCAAGCTTACCGTGAAGGGCGGCGGTTGTGCTGGGTTTAGCTACGACTATTCATTCTGTAATGAAAAAGATCCTATGGATTTTGAAGTTGAGCTTGGGTTTGGCCGCAGCTTCTTGGTTGACAGCATGAGCTTGATGTATGTTGCTGGTACTGAGCTAGATTACGTCACTGATCTCGCAGGCTCAGCGCTCAAGCTCAGAAACCCCAACGAGACTTCTAGCTGCGGTTGCGGCAAGAGCTTTTCTATCTAAGCTTTGATATATCCACCGTTGAGCTAGCGTCCTGCATCAGCGTCATCTTGCGTAGCTTGCTGGCTTTGGCAGCAAAGCTGGGGCCTTGGCAGCTTGGGCAAGCATGCAGCACGCCGGGATCTAGCTGGCGTGCCTTGATGTGCTTGCTAGTGCGGGTGAACTGTATTCCACAGCCATCGCATCTGAATATGTGCTGATCAGTATGCCTGTTGATGGTGTGTAGCCCATCCTTGGTCTTGCGCACATGCTTCCTCGAAATTCTCGTCTTTCCTAGATACATCTTGTACTTAGTACGGGCGGCTTTATGTCTCATCCAATAAATAACTCATCAAAGGATGTGACCTATGACACAACAGATAATCAACGTTGGAACCGCAGCTAACGATGGCACCGGCGATCCTCTGCGCACTTCATTCCAAAAGATCAATGCAAACTTCACGGAACTGTATGCTAAAGGCGCTGCTGGGTCTTACCTAGACATATCAGAGAACGAGATAGCAGCTATAAATTCAAACGGTAACGTAGAACTCGTACCTAACGGAAGCGGCAAGGTAGTGATCGTAGATGATAGCGTTACCATAGAAAACAGCAAGACTCCAACCAGCAGCATTGGCGCAGCAGGGGATACCGCAGGCATGATAGCATGGAATGCCAGTTACATATATGTCTGCACCGCCAACTATGATGGTTCCACTAACATATGGAAGAGAGCGTCAATCGGCGGAACATGGTAAGGTAAAGATACCGTGGCTCGCAAAGTTATAAACACAGGAACGAATTATAACGATGGTACCGGCGACAAGCTGCGCGATGCCATGTCTAAGATCAACGAGAACTTTGATGAGCTTTATTCCATCTCTGAGTTTTCGACCAACATAGCGTTTGATTCTAACAGGATATCTACTTTAAACACAAACGGTGACTTGACCCTCGATCCAAACGGTATTGGACAGCTCATAGTCAATTCTGGTGCTATCATTAATGCTGCTCAGCAGCCCAGCGGACTGTTCATAGTCAAGGACAGTGTTGGCAATGACCTCTTAAAGATCCAACCTTTCTATCAAAGCGTTGGCATAAACACCTCATCAGACGATGCTGGATTGCACGTAGCAGGTGATTTCAATGTTATAGGCAATAGCAGCGTGATTGATGCCAACGTGACCTTAGGTAACACTGATAAATTTGTCAGGATGGTCGGTGAGCTCAATTCTAACATCATCCCGAGGCAGACGGACACCTTTAGCATCGGAGCTGAAGATAAGATATTCTCTCGTGGATGGTTCTCTAACATAGTGACAGATACAGCCAACGTGGCTAGCATATACACCACAGATGTGTATTCAGCCAACGTTGCTGCTACCAACGAGATAATCTCCGGCAATCTCATCATGCGCGGCAACGAGATAACCAATGTTATCATCGATCAAGACATCAACATCAATCCGTATGGCGTCGGAAATCTTCGTGTCAACACTAGGATGGTGGTAGGACAAGGCGCAAGCCCGCTAGGTGAAGCCATCATCAAGGCTGTTGAAAATGTGGATGGTTACATCCAGTCAACCGTACAGAACCTAAATTCTGGCCCAACGTCATCGGCTGACTTGTTCATTCCGCGGGACGACGGAGACGACGAAGACAAGTTCATTGACATTGGCATCAACTCTAGCAACTACGATAATCCAGAAGAATTCCGCATACACACTCCTGGATCTGCCTACATCTATACTTCATCTGCTGACTTGTTCATTAGCACATACAGCGAGAATGATATCGTGTTCAACCTCAACGGCATGGAGTACGAAAACATCAGCATGAGGTTGCGCGGTGAAACTGGCAACATCATAATTGGCAGAGAAGATCCTAGCTCTGTGGTCGAAGACACTGGAGAACACCTGCAGGTCAAGGATTCAGCCAGATTCGCAGGAACCATCGCGATCGCCAGCAGCACTCCGTTAACGTCTGTGGGCGCAGAAGGGGACCAAGAAGGCATGGTATGCTGGGACGTTGATTACATCTACGTCTGCACCGCCAACTATGATGGTTCCACTAACATATGGAAAAGGTCTTCCTTGGGAGGCACTTGGTGAGGGTCATAGATGTCTAGGCAGATCATAAACATAGGAACTAACTATAACGACGGCACCGGTGACAATCTCCGAGATGCTATGGCTAAGATCAACGAGAACTTCCAGGAGCTGTACACAGACAGCACCGAGGGAACGAATCTCAACTTCTTGCCTAATGCCATAGAAGCTGTCAATACCAACGGTAATATCAAGCTAGATCCAAACGGCACTGGAATCGTTGAAGTGACCAGTGGAGCTATATTCAACACCGAGAACCAACCTAACGGCTTGTTCGTGGTCTATGATAACAACGGAAATGCTGCGCTGACCGTAAATCCGTTCTACAAGAACATAGGCATCAACGGCACAGAAAATAGCCAAGGGCTGACTGTGATCGGCAACGCGAACGTGACCGGTTCGATAGCAAACATATCAGCCAACGTTGTGCTGGGAGATAGCGACAAATACATACAGATTTTAGGCAAGCTTAACAGCAGCATCACGCCTTTCACTACCAATACGTTTGATCTCGGCGCTAGTAATTCTCGCTTCAAGGACATACACGTCACTAACGTAAACGCTGTTACTGGAAGCATCACGACCGTTAATTCTTCCCTGGTCAACACAGCCAACATTGTCGTGACGTCAGAGACTTCAGTGGGTAACTTGATCATAAGGGGCAACGAAATCTCCAACAACGTCCTCAACGAGGACATCGAGATCAAACCTTATGGAACGGGAAATCTGTTCGTTCAGACCAAGATGATCATCGGCACTGGTGCTACGCCAATGGTTAACCCCATCCTACAAGCAACAGGCAATGCCAACAACTTCACGCAGATAGGTGTGCAGAATACTAACTCGGGCAAGTTTGCTTGCTCAGACATCGTGGTGTTTAACAACGCAGGTTCAGACTTCTTTGGTTTCGTTGACATCGGACAGAACAACACTGGGTGGGATGGAAGCCTGCAATACATCTATTTCCTAAGCGGAAGTGCAGCATCTGGATGGGCTGAAGGACAGACAGTCTATCAGATTGATCCAGCTGATGGATCTAGCATACTAGCACAGGGCGAGATAGACGAGATCGTAGCTAATCCTCTGAATGCCGGCGAAATCAGGGTAAGAGTCTGCCAAGTGTTCTCAGGAACCACGGGCATATTTGAGGAAGGTTCGTTTGCTGGTTTAGTCTATAACGTAGATACTGCTGATTCTGCCATGCCGCGAGATCACTTGCTCGAGACCATCATATCAAACGGCAGTGCTACCTATAATCTAGGTACTAGCGGTACCCTAAACTCAAGCACAGCTAGGGCAGTGTTTAGCCCAACGATCATCATGAGTGCAGACAGCATCGTCGTTAAGGTCAACGGTGTGACGCAGAAGCCTGGCATAGCATACACTGTTGAGTTCAACAGGATCAGGTTCTATAACCCACCTTCAGTTGGTGCGACCATAACGATCAGGCAGTTGCCAGAAGCAAACTATGCGTTCACCATCGGACAGAGCGGTGACAGCTATTGCTATAACAATGGTAGCAATTTTACCATCGGCACCATGACTGGGCATGATCTCATATTCCACGTTAACGGCATGCGCTGGATAGCAGAAGCAGCTAGGGTCAAAGCAGACACCCGCAACTGGATATTTGGCGGACACGCTAACAATACCGAAGGCCAACCCGATACTGGCGAGAAAGTCCAAGTAAAAGGCAATCTCGGGGTAACAGGCGAGATAGTACAGAACAGCAGAGCCATCGCATCTAGCGTGGGATCACCGGGCGATAAAGCAGGAATGATAGCCAGCGACGACGATTATTTCTATCGTTGCACGGGCAATTATGACGGCAGCACTGCTATCTGGAAGAGAGTGTCTCTGACTAGCTGGTGAGCTAAAGCCCAAAAGCTATAAATATAGATATGGGCAAGCCACTCTGGAAGACAAAAGCAGGAAATCTAGGAACCATACAGGAACAGACCTTCTATCAGTTACAGATGGAAGCTACAGATCCTGATGGCGGTGATGTAGAATACGCTATCGTAGCCGGAAGTTTACCTCCCGGGCTAGTCATGTACGAGAACGGATCCATCATCGGTAATCCTAAAGAGCTATATTATCTGCGTGGCGTGCCACAGGATGTTAGCGAAGACGTGACCAGCACGTTTTGCTGCCGTGCAACTTCATCCTCGACCAACCAGATAACTGACAGGACCTTTAGCATAACAGTCACAGGTGAAGATCCGCCTGTGATAACCACACCAGATCAGGAACTAGCTAGGGTCCTAGACGGTGAATTCTTCAGCTATCAGCTAGAAGCAATTGACCTAGATAACGAACCAATAAGCTGGGCTATAACTGCTGGGGAACTGCCAGGCGGATTGACGCTAGATACCAACACAGGCATCATCAGCGGATATGTGCAACCTGAGGTGAATCTCAAGGTTGAAGCTAATGTAGGATGGAGCAGCGAAGGAAGATGGGAGGAATTCCCGTGGGACTTTGGATCTTCCTTCATCAGCAAGAGCTATCAATTTGAAGTCCAAGCCACTGATGGCAAGTCATATGATGGTGCTAGATATACGATCTACGTGTATGCGCACGGTAACATGCGAGCTGACAACGGCGACATAACCACAGATGATGATGAGTTCCTCACAGCAGATCTAGAAACCAAGCACACGCCTGTCTTGTTGACTCGACCAGCTGACCTAGGAGTCTATGCTGCTGACAACTACTTCGCTTATAGGTTTGAAGCCAAAGACTTTGATGACGACATAGTAAACTTCACTCTATTAGTAGCCGTTAATGTTGGATACGACAATTCGATCAATGGGTTTGACAGCACGCTATTCGATGCTGGCGACTTTGAACTGCCACCTGGGCTCACTCTCAACACCGAGACTGGTTGGCTATATGGACAGATACCTAGCCAGGTGCTAGGACAGATTGACTACAAGTTTGCATTGAGAGTCTACAAGAGAGATTATCCTGACTACATCAGCGGTCTCACTTACTTTACTATGACCTTGGTCAATGATCTCAGGTATTTCATAAGCTGGGACACGCCTAGCGATCTAGGCGAGTTAAAGACAGGATCTATTTCTGAGAAGTACGTATCGGCTAGCAATGGGCTAGGTCGTAACCTGATCTACACCCTAGTCTATGACGACGATGTTGATACCAAGTTACCACAAGGCCTATCTCTCAATTCGGATGGGTTGATAGTTGGTAGACCTAGTTTCGAGATCACTGCCTATGACAAAGGCCAGACAACATTTGATGTCAACGTTAGGCAGCTAGGTGTGTTGATCGGACAGACAACATTTGACAGAGAATACGTGTTCAAGGTAAAGGCCAGCGATTCAAACGGAGAACTGGTAGCTTACAGGACGTTCAAGCTGACCTTGGCACCGGATGGATATGGACCATACGAGAGCCTTTACTTAAAATCGCAGCCAGGCTTAGAAGACAAGGAAATAGTTCGTCAAGCCATTAGCAACACTGATGTCATACCTAACGAGATACTCTACAGGAACTCAGATCCATATTTTGGTCGCAGCCGTGATCTGAGGATGTTGCTGCTGTCTGGAATCAAGGCCAGCACCATGTCGCAATACATCCAGGCCATGTCTACCAACCATTATCGCAAGAAGTTTAGGTTCAGCAATTTTAAAGTAGCTAGAGCATTAAATGATGATCAATCGGTAGCTTATGAAGTCGTGTATGCTGAGATCCTAGACGATCAGATGGAAAACCTCAATACCAGTGCTCCTAGCATGATTGACTTCACGGGCAGGATAAAGAGAGACACCACTGTTGATACTTCTAAGATGATCGTAGATACTAATCTGAGCAGCCTAGACGGCAGGACTGACAAGATAGTCTATCCTAGCAGCTTGATCAACATGCGCAACAAGATGATCGAAGATCTATCGTTGTCTGTGCTTGAACCATTGCCACGATGGATGACTAGCAAGCAAGAGGACGGAAGAATCATCGGTTGGGTGCCTGCTGTGGTGCTAGCGTATGTCAAGCCAGGTGAAGGGGATAAGGTAGCTTTCAACATAGAGCGAAACAATTCTAACATCAACCTAGTGAGCTTTGAAGTAGATAGATATATCTTAGATAATAACCTTTCTAAGCATTATGATGCTACTAGTGGCACATACGATGAGAGCTTGGTCACGACGTTCGATTCTGAACTAGGACTGTTTGAAGAACCAGTTGGCATAGTGGACTTTGCTGTTAGCTCGCCATTCAATCAGATAGATGGACTCACACAATCGTTCGTGGAAAACGTGCTGGGAGGACTAGACGGAATAATCGATACCTACGAAGGCAAGAAGATAATCTTCGCCCTGCAGGAAAATTATCCTGGTTACATATTGGATGAAAACCAAGGTTGGACGAGGAATCTAAACAGCTGGGACGACGCTGGTTGGGAAGATACCGTAAACGGCTGGGATCATTACGAGGTCATACCTGGTTACATAGACTCATTTGATAACAGCACAGTAAATCAGCGATCTGGAATATGGGAAATAACCAAAGATTCGAGCAATCTGTTTAGATTAAATCTAATCACTGTGGTAGATGCAGGCGAGACCGTACAGGTAAAATATGGAGTGAGATACGGTGGTTTCATCATGCAGTACGGTCCGTTACCGAAGTTTGACGTAGGCGAAACCGTGCCACGCTATGAGAAGTATCAACCGGTACAGCCAGGAAGTGCTACCACATTTGACAACAACATGACGAGGTTTATCAACAACATTAGCATATACCAGGACCCGGATGCGGACGATAAATACCTTGCATTTCCGCGTGAAAACATATGGGCCTGAGGGAGCAATAGATGAGCGTTACTATAAACAAGACAGACGGAACGGTTCTGGTTACCATAGCAGATGGTTCAGCCGATACTACCAGCACAAATCTAGCTCTGATAGGACGGTTGTACAAGAACTACGGCGAGCTTGTTAACGAAAATTTCGTTAAGCTGCTGGAAAACTTTGCAAACACGACTAGCCCAAGCACGCCCATAGAGGGGCAGATTTGGTACGATAAGAGCGAACGTTCCATCAAGGTGTATCGCAGCACTGGTTTCATTTCCCTAGCTAGGATCACTGCTGCTCCAGCAGAACCTGGAAACCCTAGGCAGGCCGATCTATGGTACGACGTAACTGACGCACAGCTCAAGCTATTCACTGGCGCAGCATGGCAGGTGATAGCACCTACATATACAGCAGCACAGGGCAAGTCCGGAGCCTATGCAGAAAACATAGTTGATACCACTTCCGGCAACCACACCGCTGTGGTCATATGGCAGAACGGATCGATAAAGGCAATCTTCAGTGGTGATCCAGACTATGTGCCACAGACTGCTATAACTGGATTCACTGGTATCAATCGCGGTCTAACGCTGAGCAACATCACTGGAACCAAGCTTCATGGCACTGCTACTAACGCAGATGCAGTTGATGGCATTAGCTCGGAGCAGTTCCTGAGATCAGATGAGAACGACACGACTAGCGGAACGCTAGGAGTGCTCAATGATACCGGTTTAGTGGTCGGCGCCGATAGCGACATCAAGCTCAGCGTGGACAGCACCGTTGCTAAGATAACGAAGCAAACTGCTGGTAATCTACAATTCATCATGGGAACAGATTTAGCTGCGGTCATAACAGACAGCGAAACCATGCAGTTTAGGGATGGCAGCGAGGCTGTTCCTACTGTCACTTTCATAAGCGACAGCAACACAGGCATCTATAATCCAGGCCCTGACAGGTTAGCTATCACAGCCAATGGCGAGAAGAGATTCGAGGTTAATACCACTGAGACAGAAGTAGTAGGTGATTTCACAGTAGGCGGTGATGCTGAGATAGCAGGCGAATTGCTAGTCAGCGAAGACCTCACTGTGGCCGGTGATCTCAGCACGGTTAACTTGGCGGTCACTGGCAACACAGAGCTGGGCAACCAAGCAGCCGATACTATCACTTTTAACTCAGGCTCGTTAAGCATTCCAAATGATCTGTCAATATCAGGCGGGGCAGTAGGCATGACCGGAAGCTTGTTCGTTGGTGGGGCTACCGTCATACAGGACAACTTTACTGTAAGCGGTAACGTCATCGTATCGATCAACGGAACTGGCGGCTCTAATGTCTTGAATGGTTCGACCGTAGCTAACGGCACGTTCTCAGCTACACCTACTGATGTTAACGATTTTGTCGTTGACGCATCAGGCAGGATCAGGATTAACTCTAGCTCATCTGCTGCTGGATATGCCAAGGAAGGCGATGTAACTCTTGCTACCACTGGTGTCATACGTGCTCGTAACACAGCTAAGTACGCTTGCACGTTCATAGGAACGATAACAGGATTGGCCGTAGCTGCATCGCACCATGTGGCCACGGTTACTAGGACTGGAACAGGAGCATACAGCCTGACGCTAGCTGACATATCCAACACGCCGATTCCAATGCCAACTTCTAACCCAACCGTGGTTGGGTCTGTGAATGGCAACGGATATTTCTACCTAAACGGCACGGTAAGCGCAGGTGCTACTAGCATCGATGTTAGGACTGCTAATGCTGCCGGTACAGCCACTGACTTTACTAGAGTTATGTTTGCAATTTATGATGGACCATACACATGAAGATTATATACCCTACAGATAGCGGAACCGTTGCCATCATGGCAGTTAATCCGCTGATATTAGAAAAGATAACATTGCTCGATGCAGCTAAGAAGTATGTGCCTGCTGGCAAGCCCTTCAAGCTGGTCAACGATGCTGATCTTCCAGATGAGGATTTCCAAGAGGCTTGGGTGGTTGATTTTTCAAGCAACGACGGAACGGGAGGCGCTCAATGATTGGTTCTTATAACATGACAGAGGCCAAGAAGATTTGGCGTGCTAAGATCGCAGCTGAACGACAGGCTGCGTTCGAGAAGAATGACATAGCGTTGCGAGATGCACAGATCAGCAATGATCCTGCTGCATTAGCTGCTGCTATCACTCGTAGAGATCAGTTGAGGGGTATAGGTGACCTCATTGATGCAGCTGGGTCGATAGAAGTGCTCAAGGCTATCAAGATAGAATAAATAGGATAGAGGATCGAAAATGGCATCAAACATCAATGCAAATAACATAGACGGCACCTATCCTATCGCTGGACAAGACAACGATAGCCAGGGTTTCCGCACTAACTTCACTAACATCAAGAACAATCTCACTTTCGCAAAGAGCGAGATTGAGGACTTACAGAGCAAGGCTGTGCTCAAGAGCGCACTATCTGGCACCACGCTAGATAATGACATGGCTGGTTCTCTGTTCCGCGGCGCAGAAGTGCGTGATCTCCGTGAGTCCACTGTTATCTTAGGTAACCAGTCTGGCACGGTAGAATTGAACCACGCTAGTGGACATTACTATTCAGTTGATACCAATGGTAGCATAACACTTAGCTTCGCTGGATTTCCAGCAGCTGGCAAGCTAGGCAGGATCAGGCTAGAAATAAACGTAACTAACGTATCACACACTCTAACGTTGCCAGCAGCAGTAACCCAAGGCATAAATGGCATTAACGGGCTAAATCTCAGCACCCTCGTTTTAACTTTCGGCAGCACTGGCACATACGTATTTGAATTCACCACACTAGACGGTGGCACCGTCGTAAACATAAATGACCTAAGCCGACCAAGGACATATTTTTCAGCTGACGCAGTTGACGCTATCAGCACTTCAGGAGTGGCTGCTAGCCTCTCTAAAGTAGTAACCAGCTATACCATCGGAGGCAGCTACACAGGCACCCTTGCAGCAGGATTATATTCAGGACAGATGAAGATGTTTGTCGTGAACACCTATTCCAGCGGATCAATGGTTGTTACTGTTTCTAATGCTGGATGGAAGAGCTCAGGCACTGGCACGATAACGTTTAACGCTGTTGGCGATACTGCTACGCTCATGTATGTTGATAGCAAATGGCATATCGTAGGATCTAACTCAGTTACATTCGCATAAAAATTAGCACCATCCCTAAGGGATGGAGGAACACTTAACCACGCTTTATGGCTCAGCTATAGGCACCCCGCTGGTTCCGGCCAGCGGGATTTTTATTTGCATGAACGCAGATCGCGTGTTAATATCTATGTGAGGAGCAATCACATGTCAGACATTGATCTACACAAGTATAAGGAATTCGTGCTGGAAGTGACCAGCCAAGACAGCAAGGATCTCACTAGCTTCATGAACAGGCTAGACAGGCTCGATGCCAACTATGAGCGATCTAGTGAAACTGGAGACATGGAGCACGGTCCCCAGGTCAACGTTCCGCTCATGATCACTGGTGCGCTGGGGCTGGGCGCAGAATCAGGTGAGCTGCAAGAGATCGTCAAGAAGATGCTGTTCCAAGGCAAGCCGCTCACTGCTGACAACGTGTTCCACATGAAGCGCGAGCTAGGCGACATCATGTGGTATTGGATCAATACCTGCACCGCGCTTGGGTTGGATCCAAATGATGTCATAGCCGAGAACGTCAAGAAGCTGGAAGCACGTTATCCCGGCGGCGCGTTTGATCCCTATCATTCAGAGAATCGCAAGAAGGGTGATCTTTAAGGTACTCATGGGACTTGGGCCTCCCGTCTGCATGCGTTGCAGAGTGATCTGTAAATACAAGCACTCATACGGATGGGAATGTCCAATCTGCAACGAGAACAAGGGCGACTATGCTAACTTGTTTGATTGCGGCATTGATGAGAAGGAACTGGAAGACAATCTCCGGTTCTACAACTTTGTTAAGGGAATAGACGATGCACCCACTGACACCTGATCTTAGCACGTTGAACGACGAGCAATTGTTAGCCAAGATCAACGATCTCTACAAGAGGCTCAAGCAGGCTTACGGGATGGTTGATCCCGTGTTTGGTCAACAGCTAAGGATGCTGCTGGAAGATTACCAAGCTGAATACAACAGGCGCATGGCCGCGGCTGCTGAGAAGTT